AAATCAGACAATGGAACAATAAAGAAATTTTTTGACGCTAGATTTCATGCCTTTGGCGGATTCTATAAAATGAACACTCTATTTTTTGCACAAGTAGAATTTAATTCAGCAACAAATGCTTGGAGTAGTATAGCAGCAGGTGACTGGACACTAGTAAACGAAGATTGGAAAAGTCAAACTAGTATAAAAGGGTCGAGCAATGTTGGAGACTTTGTTGGTAAAGCTCCTAATGGAGATGACTGGATAGTGTGGTTTTCTCTAATGGGAGAAGGTAATCCACCAGATGGTCAAACATACTGTCACAGTGCAAGAATAACTCAAGCTGATTCCGTAACAATAACAGATATATCCGACCAAATGGGACTATCAGAATTAACTGGAAGTAGAAGATACTTAAATACTCAAAGTACTAATGCTGGAGGAAGGTGTTGGCAAGATTTTAGAGTAATTGGTAATAAAGGACCTTACACAGAATTTGTATTGCATTTTAATTCAACTACGGCCCCAGTTGCCCACTCAGCATACTATAATTTTGACCTTAGAAATGGAAATTTAACATTGATAGCTGAAGTGACTTCTTCTACAAGAGACACTGAAGCGGTTAATGGTGGAATGTGCCTGAGATGGTATAACATACCTAAAGAAGGACAATGGAACGCTAGGGATTTATATAGGTTGGATGGCGACGACCGTCATTTTGTGCAAGAGTACTCTCATAACGTCACAAACGTTTCAAAATCTGCCTGGATAAGAAACATACATTTGAAAACAAGATAGGAGATAATAAATGTCAACATACGAACAACTAAAAGCAGAATACACAGGAAGCAAGCTAATATCCTGGAATGGGGAAAATCTAATTAGAGATTTAGGAAATTACAAGCTTTACCATTGGCAAGATTGTGTATTTAGGTTTAATAATAAATTATGGTCAAAAAATCTTGCTGTTAGAGTAACGATTGAAGATGGTGTAGAATATGCAGAGTTAACCGAAAACGACGCAGTATTTTTTAATGAACCATTTGCAGGATTCCTATCGTCATCCTACTCAGACCTAAACACTAAAGTTTCTGATGGAACGATAAAAAATTATACTAGAGTAGATATACCTGGACCGACAATGATAGGATATGTTGAATTTGTTAAACCAAACGATGCTATGGGATATTACTGCTATAACTCTGGGTCTGGTGGATTCGAGGTAACTGAAGTATCTCCAACATCATCTTCATTCTGGGACCCAGACGATCCAGAGGAATAAAAAATGCCTACACAAGAATTAACACCTAATGGAATACTGGATGTAGGAAGTTTTACACCTTCCTCAACATCTGACATAGTTTCAAATTTGTCTGATGGAGACACAGGAACAACTGTACAGAACGCAGCAACAGATCAAACAGTAGTACTTTCCATGTCAGACCTAACCAGTGACAACATAAATAATGTTTCTCAAATAGCATTAACTGTAGGAGCATATACTGGAGGAAAGGGTAGTGCAGATTTTACTGTATTGGTAGAATTAGCAGACGGAACAGATGTTATTTCATCAACAGCATTTGAAGAAAGCTCTTCTGACGCCTCAAATGAGGTAACCGCAACAGCTTCCAGCTTAACCTTGACAGAAGATAATATAAATGGTATAAGGGTGACAATAGTTACTGCAAATGAGACGTTAGTTATTTTTACAGATATAAAAATAGATGTGACTTATGATAGGACAACCGTTAGCCTTGGAACAGACGGAAAAATAACCCATACAAAAGGTAAAATATCCTTAACTTCAGGAAAGGTGAGCTTCTAATATGGAGTCTAGGATAGTATTTGCACAAGCAGTAGGAGGGTATCCAGATTCTACAAATAGTGGAAATAGCAATGCTATAACAGACGACACCTCTCAATTTTATGTAGACACTCCTAAAAACGTTAACTTTGAGACAATAATATTTAGTGATACGTCTGCAGGAATGGTATTACTTGATTATGGACAAATAGCGGGAATATCTGTAAACATAAAAAATGCTTCAAGTACAGAAGAAGCAACTGTTCAAGTAGCGTTGTACCATACTGAAGACGGAGCATATACTGATAATATTGAATTAGATGGACCGTCTTCAGCAACAAATATTGTTGTAGGTTCCTCAACTCAGCTATGGGGTAAATCCTGGACAACTAATGATATACACAATTTAAGGGTAAAAATTCATAGTCCTGTAGAACCGGCCGGAGGAATAGCACTAATTGCTACTTTTTTAGACGTGACTATTTTCCATGAATACATAAAACAACCTGGAAAGCTAACCCTAGGAACAGGAAAGTTAGTATTAAACCAAGGAAAAGTAATACTATAACAGACTAAAACTATATTTATATAATATGATAAAACTGATAGATATATTAACTGAAGGAGTATACGACCCAGGAATCTTCAAAGCAATATTCACTGCGGGTGGACCAGGTAGCGGCAAGTCTTATGCGGCTTCTACCCTGTTTGGCATGCCAGAAAAAATGCCACATGTTTCGGCAAAAGGCCTAAAATCTGTTAATAGCGACAAGTATTTTGAAACGTACTTAAAAATGTCTGGATTATCTGCAGATTTAGCTTCATTAAAACCTAGTGAAATGGATAAAGCAATGGCTCTAAGAGATAAAAGTAAAAAGGTTAGAGACGCTGCCTTAAGAAACTATATAAATGGAAGGCTTGGATTACTTATAGACGGTACAGGAAAAAATTACGCAAAAATTGCAAAACAGAAACAGCGACTACAGGATGTAGGATATGATTGCTATATGGTATTTGTTAATACAGATCTTGATGTAGCACTTGAAAGAAATCAAATGAGAGACAGGACCCTTCCATCAGAGTTAGTAAAAAGTGCTTGGCAAGGCGTACAAAATAATTTAGGTAAATTTCAAGCATTATTTGGTGCAAGTAATATGTTAATAGTTGATAACAGCGAGTTTAAGGAGTTTCCAAAGGTTGTTAAAAAGGGAGCAAACGAATTTATGAGAAGACCTATACAAAATCCTATTGCAAAAGCTTGGATTAAAAAAGAATTAGAGTTGAGAAAAAAATGAGTTTAGGTAATTATTTAGCTCAACAAATACTTCTTGAAGAAAAGAAGATAACAAAGGTTGTTGCCATATATCCAGGTAGATTTCAACCTATGGGCAAACACCACGCAAAAACGTATAAGTGGTTAAAGTCTCAGTTCAAAGACGCTTATGTAGCAACTAGTGGTAAGGTTCAATTACCAAAGTCTCCATTTTCATTCGCAGAAAAGAAATAGATAATAAATTCACATGGAATTTCTAAAGTAGTACAGGTAAAAAATCCTTATCAATCTGTAGAGATATTAAAAAAATATGACCCAGAAACTACAGCGGTAATATTTATGGTAGGTAAAAAAGACGCGCAAAGACTAGAAGGAGGCAAATTCTTTCATAAATGGAAAGGAAAGGCTGAACTAGGATATAAAGAAGGAGCGTATACTCTCATAGCTCCTCATGTTAGTATGAATGTTCCCGGTTATGGTGAAATGTCAGGCACAGCTATTAGAAAAGCTCTAGGAGATACTTCACTAGAAAAGAAAGATAAGTTAAAAATATTTAAGGGAATATTTGGCCACACAAAAAATTATGACTTAATAGTTAATAAGCTGGAAAAATTAAACGAGACCATAGAAGGATTCTGTAAGTTTACAAATTTTAGTGAAATAATAAAGGAAGGCTCTTCAGGTAATAATAGCCAAGGATTTGCAGATGACGGTCCTAGGTTTTTCTTTGGTACTCAAAAATCATACAGGACAACAAATAAAGAATTAGCAGAAAGAATAGGATATGCTGTTATTGATTATATATCAGGAGAAGAAGAATTCTTTCAACACGATACAGCTTTCAAAAAAGATTTTTCTGGTGGACCAACAGGGGCAGTTTCTTATTTCCCAACAGGAGTACCTGGAACATTAGCTGGTACAAATTATTTGGCCGATAAAATAGGAAGAGATGCCTATGAAAGGTGGGCAAAATGGTCTAAATATCTAGCACAATCTGCGGGTTATGCTTTTGTTGAATACCTTGGGGCAGAAATATCTTCGCCAACAACAAAAAAAGAACCAAAGCTTCAAGATAAAGATATTTTATCTATTAAAAAAATTCTTAAAAAACAAAGGAAAACTGATAACGTGATAGATGCTACTAATATAGCTGACCTAGATATAAATAAAGACGAACAAAATGAATCTATAGGACAGTGGCTAGCCAATCAAATTCTATTGGTTGAAGGTGGAGCTTATGGTCATATGTCTCACCCATTTGATGATAAAGGTTTAACTTTTGGAGACTTCAAAAAAATTATAGAATTATCACTACAAGGAAACCTTGACCTAGAAAAAGCAGCAACAGAAAAAACAGACGGACAAAACTTATTTATCACTTGGAACAATGGATTAAGGGCAGCAAGAAATACTGGAGACATTAAAAAAGGAGGAGTAGATTCTAAGGCAATTGCAAAAAAGTTTGCAGGTAGAGGTAATATAGAAAAGGCTTTTAATTACGCAATGAACGACCTATCAAAGGCTATTGGTAGTATAAATGATAAACAAAGAAAAATGATATTTGATGACGGTAATAACTGGGTAAATATGGAAATCATGTATCCTGCATCTGCAAATGTAATTACTTATGATGCACCAAATTTACAATTTCATAACGTATTACAATATAAAGATGGAAAAGCAATAGGTACTGTATCTGATGGAGCTAGAATTTTAGCAGGAATGATAAGGCAGGTAGATGCAAACGTACAAAAGAATTATAGTGTAATTGGTCCAAAGATATTAAGTGTTAAACCTCACCAAGACTTTGGCAAAAAAAGACCTTACTTTGTTGCCAAGCTTAATAAACTTATGAAAAAATATAATATGAAGGATTCAAATACCTTCGGCGAATATCACCAAGCATGGTGGGAAGATTATGTTGAAAAAAGATTAGGTGCAGTTGATAATACTATAAAAATAGGATTGGTTAAGAGATGGGCATTTTTTGATAAATCATTTAGATTAAATTCAAAAACAATAGAAGATAAAAAGGTTTTAGAAAAAGCAATTAAGATAGATAAGCAAAAACACGATGCTCAGGTAAAGAAAAATATGTTGCCGTTTGAAACTTTATTTTTTGAATTAGGGGCAGAGGTTCTAAAAAATGCAGAAGGCTTCTTAGCAGCTAATCCTGATAAGGCAGTACAAAATATAAGAAAACAAGTAGCAAAGGCTATTAGTGACGTTAGAAAAGGTGGAGACCTTAAAAAATTAAATAAACTAACTCAACAATTAAATAAAATAAATTCTATTGGTGGATTCAAAACTATAGTTCCATCTGAAGGAATTGTGTTTATATACAAAGGAAATACTTACAAATTAACAGGAGCGTTTGCGCCAGTAAACCAAATTACTGGTATGATGACATTCTAAGGAGAAAAGGTTATGAAAAAATATATTCCAGAACATAAGGTTCAAAGGATGAGAAACTTAATTACAAAAAAGTTTAATGATAAGACAAAAATACAGATAGGGTATGGAAAACATGATGGAGAACATAAAGAAGGAGATATTTGGGTAGAAGGAAAAACAACCTGGACAATAAAGGATGGAATAATTCAAAATATTACCAAACTTGATTCTGCTAGAAAATCATATTTAATGCCGTTAATTTGCCCAAAGTGTAAGTCTAAGCGAATGAAGGGAACTTTAGATAAAATGTTTTGGAGATTATATGGAGAATGTAGTAAGTGTAGGTTATCATATGAAACAAGCCTAAAACTTAAGCGTGAAAAAGATGAAAATAACACTGAATGGGGAGACTATGTCTCTAAAATTAAAAGGTCTAACTATAAAACTTGGATTAAGAATATGTATGAAGTTGCTGAAGAATTTATTTCAAGCACCAATAGAAGAGGATACATAACAGAGGCCGGAAAAATAGAAGATTGGTCAAAACAGGACAAGACTAGTGTTGCAAACACAATTAGAGAAAATGCTAAAAATATAGAAAAAGATTTAGATAAAAAGTTTGAAACTTACGAAAAAGAGATGAATAAAGAATAAATAACTGATATTTATTATCAGTATTTATTATATACGGGAATAATATGGCACGATTAACTAACGAACAACTTCACAGCGAAATTAAGCTTGTTAAACAAGACGTTTCTCATATAAAGGAAAATCAAGCAAAAATGCAAGAGGACCTTACTATGATAAAAAAGACTCTTCTTGGTCCTGATGATGGAACAATTTCACGAGTAAATAAAAATACAGAGTTTAGAAAAACAACTGGAAAAGTTTTGTGGTCTATTTGGATAGCTCTTATAGGTATAATTGGAAAGATAATATTTTGGGATTAAAAATGAATATAGATGAAATAATAAAAGAAACTGTGTTGGATGAATTATTAGAAACAATAACAAGAAGATTTTCTAAAGCAGTAGAGGCATATCAAAAAATACAATTAAAGCAACAACAACTTAGAAAAAAGTTTGTTGGTGAAAAAGACCCAAAGAAAAAAGAAAAACTAAAGGACGCTTTAATAAAACTTCATAAAGAAGTACAAAGGGCAGAATCAGACTTTAACGCTGCATTAAAAGGCGAACCTGTTGGCGATGACTTAATGGAAAAAAGTAAAGGTCTATGGGCAAACATACATGCTAAGAGAAAAAGAGGTGAAGCTCCTGCTAGAAAAGGCAGTAAAGCGTATAAAAAAGCCAAGAAAGCTGCAGATGATATAAATAAATCTGAAGGTAAATTAAACGAAAATTTCAAAAAGAATATAATAAAGGCAAAAACTATGAAGGATATTAAAAAGATATATCCTAAAGCCGTTAAACCAAGAAGCGTACATGGTGCAGTATTTTATGTAGAATTAGAAAAAGACCTTTGGGCTAAATGCTTTTCTACAAATTCAATGCGATCCATAGAGCCATTCAATGTTGAAGCAATATATAAAATGAAAGGTAAAAAACAGACTTTTCTATGGAAAGAAGGTAAATTAAATGAAGACGTATTTAAGTCGTTTTTAGCAGACGACCCATCGTTTAAGCTCCACACAGCAAAAAATACAGATAAACGAAAATCTGTACAAGCTAGAAAAACAGATAAGACTTGGGATGATGGAGTACCTGTCCTAAAGTATATTGCAAGAGCACCAAAAAAAGATGCGCCATTACCAAAAGGCTCATTTAAGATTATAGAGGATAATAAATATGGGTGGTGGTATTATCAGGTTGGCAGAACTTGGTATGGAATCCAACAAAAAGATTATGGTACTCCCCCATTTGAATATTAAAAATTAAGGAGAAAAAGTTATGGGTATATTAACAAATCTGTTTTCTGGCGGAGCAGCCGATTTAGTAAAAAATGTAGGTGGAGTTTTAGACGACTTAACAACTACAAAAGAAGAAAAACTACAAGCAGAACAAAAAATTAAACAATTGGTTTCTGATTATGAAACTAAAATGGAACAGAATATTACTGATCGTTGGTCAGCAGATATGAATTCTGATTCTTGGTTATCTAAGAACGTACGACCATTAGTACTTATATTTCTAGTTGTATGTACTGTTCTTATGATATTTGTAGACGCAGGTTCTATTAAATTTGAAGTAAAAGACACTTGGGTAGACTTATTACAGTTAGTTCTTATTACAGTAATTGGTGCTTATTTTGGTGGAAGAAGTTTCGAAAAGAGTAAGAAGATAAAGAACTAAAATTGTCTTGAAAATATATTTATATATATGAAGAAGACGAAGTCTATCAAAAATATAATACGTGAAGAATATCTAAAGTGTGTTAAGGACCCGGTATACTTTATGAAAAAGTATTGCCAAATTCAACATCCTACTAGAGGAAGGATTCCATTTGATTTATACAAATTTCAAGAAAGAACTCTAGAACAATTTCAACACAACGACTATAATATTATCTTAAAGTCAAGGCAGCTAGGAATATCTACAATTTCTGCAGGATATTCTTTATGGCTCATGTTATTTCATGAAGATAAAAATGTACTAGTAATTGCAACTAAGCAAGATGTAGCGAAAAACCTGGTTACAAAGGTAAGGGAAATGCACATGTATCTTCCTAGTTGGTTAAAGGGTACAACTGTTGAAGACAACAAACTTTCGCTAAGATTCAAGAATGGTTCTCAAATAAAGGCTGTTTCAAGTTCTGGTGATGCTGGTAGATCGGAAGCGTTATCACTACTAGTAATTGATGAAGCAGCATTTATTGATAAAATAGAAGAGATTTGGGCATCGGCTCAACAAACGCTGGCAACTGGTGGTAAATGTATAGCTCTTTCAACACCAAACGGGGTAGGGAACTGGTTCCATAAAACGTGGGTAAAGGCAGAAGAAGGCACAAACAATTTTAATACC